TAATAAAAAGAGGATTTGAAGGAATTATACCAGCAGGAACTCCAATATATCAAATGATATTCATAAAAAGAGATGAATGGACTTCTGAAACAGTTCCATTTGATGAAAAATTTCAAAGATCACATCTATATAATGTAAAAAATATTTTTAAAAGTGGATATAAGGAAAAATATTGGTCTAAAAAAGAATATTACTAAGGAGGAAACAAAATGAAAGACATATTGCTATCAACACTAACAGGTTTTGGATGTGGCGTAGTATTTGCTGCATTCAAATTGCCAGTACCAGCACCACCAGTTTTTGCGGGAGTCGCAGGAATTATTGGTCTATGGATTGGCTTTACAGTACTAACAAAAATAATATCCTAGGAGGAAAATTATGAATACAGAACAAATTAAGGCACTGCTTGCATCATACGGAAGATCAGTTCTTGCATCAGGCCTTGCACTATACATGGCAGGCGTGACAGATCCAAAGGATCTATGGACAGCACTCGTTGCTGCAATAGCACCTGTTGCAATTAGAGCAATCAACCCTAACGACAAGGCTTTTGGTATCTTGCCAGATGCTAAAGAGGTAGAGGCTGCTCTAAAGACTGCTAAGGCACCTGTAAAGAAGGCTGCTAAGAAAGCTGCAAAGTAGTAGTTGCTTATAGGGGGTCAGTCCACAACTGGGCTGGCCCTCTTTCTGCTATAATTAAAATATATGTCAAAAACAGCTCTGATAATGTGTACTTATGTAAGGTTTGAAAACCTTAAGATTACTTTGAGCTGCATAAAAAGACAAACCAACCAAGACTTTGATTTTTATATAGTTGATAATTCTAATAGACACACAAAGTTGTTGGGGTACCTTGAAAAATTTGGCAACGGCATAGATGTAACTGTACACAATTACGAGAATGAATTTAAACAATTTGCTAGATTTCTATTAGCAAGAGAGTTATCTGAACAAGGATATGAAAAGATAATTTTTATTGATGATGATGAGATTCTTTCAGATACATTTATACAAGATTGCTATGATCAATATGAGCCTGATAAGGTAAAAAGCTTTTGGGCCCATATGGTTGAAAAGATTTATAATAGCAAGGTTAAGTTAGAGCAGGGCGAATGTGGCAATTATGCAGGAACGGGTGGATTAATATGTCACTCAAGCTTATTTCTTAATGATGACTTCTTTGATTGTCCAGAAGAGTACTGGATTATTGATGACCTGTGGCTATCTTTTTATATATTAAAACACACTAACCTTAAAATTCAGGAACTTAAAACCAACATTGAATTTATTAGAGATACTAAAGCAACACATATGACTCTTGGTAACTTAAAGCAAGAGTTTTCAGAAGAGTTTATTCTTCCAATATCAAAAATTTTGGGACTAAAGATTTAGTAAGTCCTGATATTTTTGGTACAGAGTTTCATTAGAGAAATTATTAATACCTATATCAAAAGCTTTACTTTTATTTAGAAAAATATCACTATCATAATAATCATCAACTAACTTAGCAAGCATCTTAGCATCACCCTCATATACATCAAGCATAGTGCGAGTCATTAGCCTATCAATCTTCTTTGAGTCTACAAGCCATTGCTCTGGAAGTATGTTGTTGTTGGGGGATATATTGGTCATAAAAACGGGTAGAGAGGCCAATAGAGCCTCGTTCATAGGCAAACACAACCCTGCATATCTCCTAGGCAAGATCATAGCGTCATAGCCCTCATAAAGGCTTTCTCTTGTTTCTGGATTAGAGGTATCAATAGTCAATCTTGGATCATTACATTTTATATCTAGTGGGGTTTGACTTTTAATTACCAGCTCATAATCAGCCTTAGAATAATTAAGCATCTCAATAACTGTATTGGTTCCATTTCTATCCTTTACCGCTGCCTTGCCACCAATATGTAATATTTTTTTATGTGTTTTTGATATGTTAATATTTTTTGCATTTAAAAATAAATCAACACTTGTTGGAGGTGGAAGGTGTATGACCTTTGCTCTATCGCTAAACTTCTTTACAACATCTTCAAAGTTCCATAGGCTTGGGGAAACTAATATGTCTGGCAGTTCAACATCTGGGTTTACTAAATAGTCTAAGAATTCATAGTTGTATTGAAGAATAGTTTTAACTTTTCTTTTCTTTGCCATAGTAATAAATGAGTTATGATAAAAGATTTCACAGCTAATTACTACATCTAAGCCATCTAAGAATTTGGATGCCTCTTCTTTGGAGGCCATGCCATACTTAGTTGTTGTAACATTGTATTCAGAATACCACTCTGGGTGTTGCTCGTTGCCATTAAAATGTGAAGAATCAACAAGAAGAATCTTAGTAGGATTAAGCATCTTAACTAATTCTCTAGTTTGATTACCTAGCCCAGTGTTATCAGATCTTGCAATGATTCCTAATCTCACAAGTCCATCTCTCTGTAAAGCTGTCTTAATCCTTTTAGTGTTCCAATATCCATATACTTACCACCAGGTTTTACTGCTCTTATGTTTCTACCGTCTAATATCCAGTCTTTTATTTGTTTGCCTGGATGCTCTAGTGTTGGATCTAAATATCTAATCATGTTCTTTCTAAACATCATGGTCCCCCACATATCTGGATAGTCACAATTTTCTGTTTTATCTTCAGAACCAATGACCTTATCTCCAGAAAGTAATACCTGTCCAACACGACCCTTTATATCATTACTACATTCCCAAACACCTAAAACTAAATCAGCATTTGTTTGCTTCATCATTTCTTTATAAATATTTACGGGTGAGTTCAAGATATAAGTATCTGGCATTCCAACAAGAACGGTATCATTTTGTTCACCAACCATAAACTTGACGGCATCTGACATTGTTGATGGTTCCCGCACAATTAACTTAACATTCATATCCATGTTTTGTATAATAGGAACCCATTCAGCCCTAGTTGATATACGAACTTCATCACATACTTCTAACATTTGTTCTACATGCCACTGAAGCAGTGATCTCTCATCAGAGATAGGCAAACAGAACTTTGGTATGCCACCAATCCTTGATGCTTTTCCAGATGCTGGTAAAATTCCTATTGTTTGCATTAGATTAAACCATAGTTTCTTTTTAAGGTTTCTATATCATTTACTGGCCAATAGTCTAAAGATTTTGTAGGATCGTTAAACGGATGCTTATACTCTCCCCAGCCTTCTCTTGTTCTATCCCCGCCCCACTTAGACTTAAAGTAATCATGAACACCGTCAATATTAATCTTTAGTCCGTCTATTGTTGCTCCACCATCTACTTGACATGTCACATCAACCTCTGCTGAAGGAGAATTAATTCTCATCACATAGCTTATTGGTGTGTTAGAGTGTACAAATTGATTACGCCAAGATACTACAAGGTCTGATTCAGTATTAGTTATAAACTGCTCTTCAAGCAACCTGCACCTGTGATCCCAATCGCAGTCGTCAAAGTTATAAGGATAAAAGTTTTCATCAAAATATCCAATTGCTCCAACCAACTTTTTGTTTATTCCAGCAAGATGCCACCCATGTTGTGTTCTAAACATTAGTCCATTAAAATCTTGCAACATATCAACAATATGAGAAAAGGGTTTATTAAATAGCATTGATGATGAAACAAAAAATGTCCAGTCATGGTTCTTTTTTAATCCTATGTTCCATGCTCTTGCCAATCCAATATTTTCTGACTGATACTCTACTTGAAAGCCATATTTCTTTTCAAAGATTTCACACTCTCTGTTACCACTGTTATCTATAAGCAAAACATTCTTATCTCGTATAGACTCCATGCAATTGTATATTCTTTCTGTTACCCTGTAAATAGGTATACAAATTAAATAATCAATGTTAGTATCTGTGTCCATAAATATATCCTCCTCGTTCTGGGCTTCCTAAAATTTCTAATCCAAACTGTTTAGACAGCTTTTCAACCATAATTCCAAACCTACCGTCAAAAGATTTATCAAACTCAAGTGTAATATATTTAATCTTTGCAAGTGTTTCAGGTGGTGTATTAATTATAAGATCAAACTCAGCACCTTCAATATCTATTTTTGCAACATCTATCTCATCAATGCTGTATAAGTCAATAAAGTTTTGAATTGTTATTGCTAAAACTTCTACAGATTCAGCGTATGATCCATCAATGATGCTGCTGTTTCCACCCTGATTGGTAATAAAGACAGTCTTTTTTTCATGCCAGATAGCATTATTTATAACTGTAATATTTTCTGTTGGATTGTTTTTAATATTTTCTTTTAACAATGAAAGATTGTTTGGCTCTGGCTCAACAGAGTAAACTTTTATCTTATTGCATTCATCTCTAACCTTGTTAAAGTTGTCTACATATAGACTAACAGATCCAATGTTTGCTCCAATATCAAGAAAAACTCCATTATCTTTAAATTGATGCTCATGTAGTCTATAAACATTTTCATTCCATGTCTCATCAACTACCTTATAGTCTAGGTTATGATCATTGCTTGGATCATCTAGCAACTCTCTAATTGTAAAGGAGTAGTTTTCATTTATTGTTTTATGATTCATACTGATATCTCTTTTAGTATGTGTTGCCATCTATGCTTGTATGTATATTTACTCTTAACTAACTTGTGTCCTGCTAATCTAATTTGTTCACGTTCATCATCATGCTCAA